AAGATATTGATGTACAATTTTATATAATTCATCAAATTAATGTAGGTGAATTTAATAGGGGCGCAATGAAGAATATTGGATTTTTAGAGATATGTAAAACGCGCCCTGATGGATTATTTATATTTCATGATGTTGATACATATCCTACATACTGGGGATCTATTCAATATGATACTAGACCAAATGAAATTAGACACCCTGTTGGTGAGAAAAATCATAATTTAGGAACAATTTGTTGTTTCTGGAAATTAGAATTTGAAAAAATAAATGGGTTTCCAAATTACTGGGGGTGGGGTATTGAGGATGTAACAATTCTTTATAGGGCAAAAAATGCTAATATTATAATTGATGAATCAGACATTGTTGATTTAAATGATAAAAAAAGATGTTATAATCCTATACATTATAAAAATAGTAGTAAAGAATATGAATATGCTAATATTAACACTAAATTACATCATAAAGAAATGTCAAGTGGAAATTTATATGATGGTTTATCAAATATTGAATATGAATTACTTTCGTCATTTGAATTAGCACCACGATTTACAATTATAAATGTTGATTTTAAACTTAAAAGTGAATAAAGTCAAAAATACTAATAATAAAATTATTATAGTTTTTAACCTAACAAGTTCTATGATGCCTGATTCAACCAAGGAATAGGGCCGCCATCCGTTCCAGCCAAACATGCCTCGCGACCACCCTCTTTACACGTCTTACCAGGAATCTTGTATAACCAATCGGCAAAGGAACCCTGATCATTCGGTACAGTTGTAGACGGCTGTGTTACAAACTGACGCTGGCTCTGATTCTTTCCAAACACATCTGTTGGATCCGAAAACCATTGAACGCGGAAATAATCGTCTAAAGTTTGCTTGACTGTTGGATTATTTACAGGGGCGGCTTCAGGACGACCAGGATTATATTTAATTTCATCAAGTAAAACATTCATAAAAAGATTACGTGCGGATGGTGGTGTATAATCAGGAAGCATCGGACCAGAGTATGGGGATGCGTCAACTTCAACTACACCTGATGGACCACTTGGCTGTACACTGCCCGCCGCAGAGCCACCGTTTACAAATGATTCAACATTTTTAGGTGATGGTAAATATCCAGAAGGATCTACATTCGCAACATAAGGTAATGTATTATAACTATCCCAGTTTTTACCTTTTTTAGAAGGTGGTTCAAAATCAGTTGTAAAAATAATAACCAATGCTGTTAATATACCAAATATTAATGCTACTGCGATAACGGAAAGACCTGCGAATAAACTTCCTATTATACCTATAAGGAGCGATAGCAATACTAACCGGGCAGCAAAATTCCAAGCAGAATGCTCAAAATTTGGCTTAAATTGTAAGCTGAAATTTTGGAATAAGATTGTAACATCTTTCCAAAAAGGAGGTTCACAACTCTTATCTTCCTTCATTATCCTAAATCTTAGAAACTTTATTTCTTACCATTTCCTGCTGGCTTTTTCTTTTGAGATTTCTTTACTTGATTAGCTCCTCCAACACTAGTAGGTCGTAGCGATTCTTCTCTTAGAAGAGCTGCCATAGCTGCTTCAGATTGGGCTAATGATGCGCCCCCCGATTGAGAAGAAGGCTTATTAGCTGCCCCTTTATCGGCCGCCTTCTTTCTCAATCGCTCCTTTACCATTGCTAAGCGAGCACTAGATTCGCGACCAGCTGCTCTAGCTAAACCCATATCTTCAAATCCAAAAGCGCTCTTAATTCCTTCCATCATTTCTACAAAACTCGGATTACTTGCGAACTCTTTCATTAATTCCTCGGCTTCACGTGCGATTTCTTGCGGCCGAATGGCACCAGATGCGATTTTTTGTTGAAGTCGTTTGCCAATTCGTTGAACGGTTTTTTGAATAATAGTAGGATTATTAGTAAAAACCTGAAATAGAATATCAAAGGCCCGGGACGGAGTTTTCTCACATTCGGCCATCATTTCAGGACTAATTCCAAGCTCCTCTGGCGTAATATCCTTCACAATTTCCTGAGCAAGTTTGGCCATGTGACCTTTTAGGAATTTTTCAGGAATCTTGGGAAATCCTCCCTCAAACATCTTCTCAAACCCACCAGGTATGCCTGAGGCACCAGTAGCACCATCAGTAGCTCCTTCGGCAGCTCCTTCAGCTGCCCCACTAAAACCCTGAGTAGATTTAAAGAATGTCATAAACTTTTTAATGATATTTTGAAAATCAACACCCTCCAGCTTCTTCTTCATGTCATTCATAGCATCATCCATCCAGGCAGGTGGCTTTGAATCATCAGAGAAGCCAGCTTCCATAAAACAGCAAATTGAGAGAATGCGAACATACTCCCATATTGCTTTATGACTATTATCAGATAGTGAAGCCCATACCGCATCCGATATTTCTACACCTGGTAGGACCATTTTAGGATTTTTAGTAAATTCTGCTTCGCCGCCGTCATCACCACTAAAAGTATTTCCAACTCTTACTTCTTCTTGAAAACGACTAAGACGTGTTTTATCATCAAGGGCCTTCGCTAACTGAATTTGTGAAGTATATTCTGGTAAAGTCCCAAGTAAGTCCTCAACAAATTCGCTATATTTAGTACTAAAAACAGATTTTTCTTCAGTTGCTTCCGCTGCTGCCATTCTTCTTAAGGACTAATAAAAACCCTTTAGACTGTTAGGTTAATTAGCGCGTGCTTTTTCTGATAGCACCGATAGAACTTTTAAATACCTCCAAATTACTTCTTGGTTGGCACTACCCATTGTATCCCAATGTTTATCAAAAATAGCAAGTGCGGAGATCATTTCATTAAATTGTGTTGAAAGTTTTTTTTGTGCTATTTGACGAATATGTCCAATATCACGATTTGTGATAGAAGATGCTAATTCAATATAGACATGTTCAGTAAATAAATCTAAAATTAATCTTGGATTAATCTTTTTGGCGCCAGTAATTGCTTCTGTTGCCAGTTTAATATCTCTTTCTTCGGGAAAAGTAGTACATAATTCCTCAAAGAAATTAACAAGTTGTGTAGTAAATGCGTTAAGAGCACTCATACTCTATCTATTATGATACATAGTACTCTTTAGACTGATTTACGGTTTATAAATTATTGTCTCGCAATCCGTTGCGGAATACCATTATCTCGGCTTTTAAGAAACTGTTCCATTTGTTGATCAAGTAATTCTTCCTTCTTGCTACGTTTTTGATTTGAACTGGTTGTTTGAAAATTAGAGGCCTCTCTTGTACTAACTGCCTCTTGTCCATTTAAATAAGTAAAATTATGTTTCATTCTAAGTCCACCATTACCTTGTGTAGTAGTATCATCACCTAAAAATGAATATGAATCACCAAATCCACCACCCATTTCCATGTCTAAATACGGTTCTGGTTCTACAGATGTGGAGCCACCATTACTATTACTAGCTCCATTACCACCACCTCCATTACCACCACCTCCATTTTTCATTTTGTGCTCGTATAACCAATTCATAACTTCGCTATTGGTTCTTGGTTCAGGTTCGCCTGAAATAACAAGAGTCGGAGTCTGTTTTAGCCAAGTAGGTAATTGAGGTCGGTCGGATGAAGGATCAACACAAATGAAACGGAATTCTTTATGATACGGTGTTTGAGATATTTCAGTTATAAATGCTTTGGACCATTCACATCGGTTTGAATAGAAACATATATGAATTGGTGAAGGTGTACTTCTGCTCATCCTTTTCTAATTAACGAACGAATCCTAATCGGGATGGACGCATGTAAATAAATGAATATTTTAGAACTTGTCAAAATGTTCATTTATCTAAAATTTGATTTAAATGATCATTCGGAAGATATGTTAGGACAACAAGATGAACTTTGAAAATCTAAGAAAACTTAATGAGCGTGCCTACGCTTTTACTCTTTCCCCCATCCATGTTACATATGCTAATACTATTCGGCGTCTTATCCTTACAGGTGTAGAAACAGTGGCATTTCGCTCGGATATGACATCTACGGGCTCCACAACAGATGTTGTTATAAAACGAAATGATACCCCAATGACAAATGAAATGTTGGCTGACCGTATTGGTCTTATTCCAATTAATGTTCCCGAACCACTTACATGGAAAAGTGATAAATATGTGTTTACTTTAAAGGTAGCAGGTGATAAAGATAATACGTCTTATGTTAAATCAGGTGATTTTAATATTAAAGAGATTGTACCTATTGACGCTATCCTTCAGGAAGAGCCCGCTGTCATTCCAACTGAAAAATTCTTTCCACCCAATCCAATTACAGGTGATACATGTTTAATTGCCACACTTCAACCAGGTTCTAAAACACTTCAACAATTCATTGAGATTGAGGCAAAGGCCACTAAGGGAACTGGGCGTGAACACGCTCGTTTTATCCCTGTATCACAGTGTTCTTATGAGTATACACCTGATTCTAATCCTCAGCGTGTTGAGGAAATGTTTGTAAAATGGTTGGATGTTGCCAAGAAGGCATCTGCGGTTGAGAAAGGTTCTGAGCGTTATAATGAACTGCGCCGTGAATTCAATACTATGCAGATTAAGCGTTGTTTTAAAATTAATGAAAAAAATGAGCCATTTAGTTTTGACTTTACTGTAGAAACCGCTGGCGTCTTATCTGTCCCGTATATTGTTGGACGGGCATGTGAAGTTGGCGAAAATATGTGTAGCCGCTATGTAAATATTCATCAGGGTGAACTTCCAGCTGAAATTACTATCTCTTCGGCTGATACTCGCATTATTGGATTTGATTTCCTAATTCGTGGTCATGATCATACACTGGGCAATCTACTTCAGACATGGCTAGTAGAGAATCATATTCAGGGTGAAGCTAAACCTAAAGTAACATATGCGGGCTATTCAGTGCCTCATCCTCTTCGTGATGAAATTATTCTCCGAATTGGTGTTGAAGATGGTGAAGAAGCTACTGCGCGTTTGGCTCTAGCTGAGGCGGCAAAGGGATGTGTGGATATGTTTCAGAAACTTCGTGTAGCTTGGCAAGCTGCGACTGGTGCGCCTGTTGTACCATCAATCGCAGTTCGTCGCAATCGTCCAAAAGTAGCACAAGTAACTAAAGTTGGTTAGAGAACCTTTTATATAAAATATTATATTTTTATTATATATTTATATTTATTTAGATTCTAATTATACAATCAAAATTCTATTATCTTCAGCAAAACAGCATTCAATATCTAATACCTCAACTTCTTGTAATCTAATACCTGAAAGTCGGGCATATCTTGCGAGAGCAATTTCTGCCGATTTATAATTATCAATTGAATAATGATTAAATAGTTTGATATATTTTGCCCTCATAGCATAACATCCCAAAATACAATCATACTGTTCAAACTTTAGAGTACATGATCCAAAAAACTTTATAAATGCGTCATATTTGGTTTCATTTTCAATAACATCTTTAAAGAATTTTGGTGATAAAGCTCTGTAACGCCCAGTTAATTTAATAATTAAATCATCATCTTTTAAATTACATTTCTCAATTACTTCCTTAATATCAAGTAGTTCATTCGTACCTTTACTTTTAAATTGTTGTTTATTATTTTCAGTATATAATACTTTTACCCCTATATTATCTAAATATGTCTCTCGCTGTCCATTATTCTCAACAATAATTGGTGTAATTTCATGAGGAAGTTGATTAAGTGTTTCGCGTATTGCGTATAAGTATCTTTCTTTTCGTTCGTTCGTGTTTTGAGATCCATGGCGATTATTTATAGATGTAGTTATAATCAAATAAATCATATTTGATTATATATACAATTTAGGGTTTATATTAACGAATATTTAAAATAATTATCGGTCTAAAATAATCATCGGTCTAAAATTAATATTAATTTTTTAAACTCATTATATGCCATAATATTACATTTTGTAGATATACTATAATGAATATGATGATCTTTTTTTGTATTAAAAGTAGTACTACAAAATTTACACTCTAAAATAATATTAGTAGTAGCTTTCTCAAGTAATTCATTAATTAATGAATGAATACCTGTAGTAATCTTCTCTACAGGCTTTTCTACAGGCTTTTCTAAAGATTTTTCCACAGGTTTTTCCACAGGTTTTTCTTTTGGCTTTGGTTTTCTACCTCTCTTTTTTTTCTCTTGTGGTAATTCTTCAACTACAGGTTTTTCTATAGGCTTTTCTTTTGGCTTTGGTTTTCTACCTCTCTTTTTTTTCTCTTGTGGTAATTCTTCAACTACAGGATTTATTATGATATTATTATCAGTAGTTGAGTTTGATTTAACTGAAGAAAGATCTTCAATATTGACATCGGATAAAAAATTAAATAGACTCTTTTTTGTCATACTTTTGCCCTCTAGACTTTTTATTATTTCCTCCATAATAATATATATGATAAAAGTTTTAGGTCCGTCATCATTATAACTAAAAGACTCAATAAATATCTATAATCTAGTATAATTAATAATATATGGCTGCTGAATTACATCATATGTTTTTGTATTACCCACTTTACTAATAAATGTAATAGTATTACCTTGTTCAACTTTATCAGTATCATTTTCGGCATAATCAAGCAAAATGGCATACGTCTTAGGATGTCTTCCAAATCCAATATTTAAGATTTTCCCACTCATATCTGTTAAATCTAAAATGCCATTATCATTTACAGCAAAAACTGTTAGTGGTATTTGTGATAAATCAGTTGATTCTTCCTGTTTTTGTTCTTTTTTATCTCTATTTTGTTCTCTATTTTCATCTGTATCTTTTATTAATTCATCATTTTTCTTATAAAGATTCGGTTTTTTCCACCACTTCCAGATAACAACTACTGCGATCAACGCAATAACTCCAAATATAATCATGGATGTAGTTGATAGCATTTTATATTTAAAATACTAATATCTTTTAGGCTTTTATTAGTCAACTTCTTCCACTTTTGGGCCAGAACTCGGCCTCTCACTCGCACTATTACTCTCAGTAGGTTGAGAACCAGGCGCTCCAGATTTTTCATATAGCTTCATCATTACAGGCTTAATCTTCTCCTCATAAACCTTTTGCTTCTCATCATACTCCTCTTTTGTAGCTTCAGTATTGGCTTCAAGCCATTCAAT